TCCTTAGTCTTATTTTAAATTGAGGAAAAGAAACAATTCCCTGCCTAAATCCAACTTCTACGTTGCCAAGTTTTATTTCATAAGGAGTTCTTGTTGGACTAGGTATAAGTGGAGAAACCCCAGTAGGAGCAGTTGTTAAATTAAAAACAGTTACAGATGATTCTTGGTTTATTTCAAATACTTTTTCTCTAGCAAGAGCATCATCGCTAACAAAAGAACCTGTAAGCGTAAGGTTTCCATCAATAACGGTGTTTTTAAGTTCAGTTTCTCCAAGCACGGATAAATCTCCAGCAATTTCAGCATCTCCAGACACCTCTTGATTGCCAGTAACTTTCAAAAGACTACCTATCTCTGTGTACCAACCGCTAATAACTGTGTTCCCCACAATAGTGACATCAGCAGTTTCCCCCATGCCGATAAGCGGGTTGCCAATGCTAAGCATCCCACTGGTCTGCCTTAGCATAAGTCCATCTCCCTCGACGAGTTCTGTTGCGATAGGGTTGTTGCTTTGAAATAGATTTCCAACGGTTGTTTGACGAATGCCGTCATTGCTTTCGTCATAGACCAGAATTCTGTCTAGATTAGAGACTGGGATTGCATCTGTTAAGACATCGCTCTCAAGTTCGCTTGCCGTAAGGGATTTCTGTTCGGTTATGATGCCGTTGAGTGCCTTTGCTTCTCCAACAATATCGTTCATTCTGTCAGCCGTCACCAGTTCGCCGTCAGAAAAAGTTTCTCCTGCTTGTATTTGTGCCATGATTATTTGACGTTAAGATTGTTTTTGCCGTGCGGTTTTGCGACTACCAGTACGCCCCTTACGGACGGCCTGTTGCTAGTTGACTTAAACCTGACTTGCAAGCCGTATCCTATCTTTCTTACAGGATTTCTTCTTGTTGTGTCCTGAGCCTCGTCCGAAGGAGAGCCGTAGTTGTCCAATAAAGATGTTGTATCAGGATTGTTCATTTCGGCGTATGTTTCGATAGCCGCCGCCGCTGGACAAAGCAAATCGGCCTCAACAGAAGAAAACCGCTTGTTAGACATAGAATCAAATGTAAATCTTCTTGTCACGATTTCGCCCTGAATAACCCTTTGTCTAAACACATCAGAACCGCCGAATCTAAACGGCAATCTTACGGTAAGATATGGATTGCCAACATCGTTGCCGTGCTCATCCCAATTATTTTCTTCCATCAGAAACACTCCGTCAGAAGAGTCTACGGCAAACATACGCCTTTGGGTGCCTTTTTTTGCCACCAAGAAAACAAACGCATCGAATTCCTCTGGATAAATGTCAACTGACTCCCAAGCCTTAAGGATAAAGTTGTAAACAAGAACTGCGTTGTTTTTGGTGCTTCCGTCCAACGGCACTGCCAAGTAGTATCTGCTATTCCAATAGATTGCAACTGACTTGCTAACGTGGTTCTTGTTAATCCTTGCAATAACGTCGTCAATTGTAGCAGAAAGAGGCTCAGAAAGCGTGGTCAGACGCATGCCCTCAGCCGCACCAACCTGTTGTGGCTGAAGGAAATAAACACCTGTATCAGAAAGGAAAACAACGCCTCCAGCGACTTGGACGGCACTTCTTTTTGCAGAGCAACCGACGTCTGTTGACATTGTTTGCAAAAAGGCGTCTGACGAAAGCGGGTCTCCAGTTGAGTACCTGTCACTTCCTACGTTCAGGTAAAATATTGAGTTCCGCATCATTATCAGGAACTCGTTCATAGTCCAAGGGACAACGGAAACAATCTCATCATTGCCGCCTTGGTTAATCGTGAAAGTATCAACCAAGTCAAATTTGTTAAAATCAAGGAAATTGCTTACGCAAACAGAATCTCTTGCCCTTGACGCTGACATGCTTTTGTGGCGACCAAGTGCAACAAGCCTGTTTTGATAGTACATTAGCCCAGAGCAGTGCGGAAACTCGTGGTTATTTGTGTGAGAAAGCACCAAAAAGTTAATTGTGCCGTACTCCCATCTGATAACTGGTTTATTGTGACCCCTGCTTATGAAAATGTAGTTATTTGCCTGAACAACGTCACAACCAACGCTTGTATCCACAGTCTCCCCTGTTGGAAACTGAACTGAGCCTCCCCAGTCGTTTGCGTCTGGGTTAAATGTGACTATTTCTGAGTACGCTGGCGTCGGCTCTTCTCCAGTTGTTGCTGGAGTGTAAAGAACCAGAATCATTATTTCCTGACCAAACTGGTCAAGATATACGCCGCACCCGTTGATTTGCTTGTCTACTATTGAGATGTCACTGTACTTTCTTGTGCCCTTCCGCACCGATGCGACACCTCTATCCATCCTAAAGTTCTGAGCCTTGCTTACGTAACCCTTTGACAAAGCACTTGGATTGTCTCGGCTGTTAAGCCCGACAAAGAACAAGTCTCCATCCCTCAGGTATTCAAGTGGCATTAGAACTTCTTGGCGAAGTCCTTGAGCGTACGGGCCTTTTCAGCGTGTTTAACGCCTGACCAAAAGCCAGCCACGCCAGCGGCAAGGACGAGTGAAACGATGATTAGGATGGTGAACATAAGATTAGACCTGTCTAGCGGGAATGCGGTAGGTGACGCCAGCGATGACGATGGCGATTTCGTTGGGGAACGCAGTCCTGTCAACAGTGGCGGCAAGGCCAGTAGTCTGGTAGGTAAGCGAGGAAATGGCTCCTTCCGTGCCAAAGCGGAGTGTGCCGCCGAGGGTCACATTGCCAACGTTGTCGATGATAAACGGCGAGAGGTCACCAGTGCCATCGTCATTCACCACAAACGAGTTTCCAGTGCCGCTGTTATTGACGGTCAATGTGTTAGCAGTGCCGCTGACTTGAGTAATTACAGCACCTTGGGAGGCAAGTGAAAATGTGTGAACCGAACCAGCCACAAGAATGTTGCCAGCCAAATCCAACCTAAACCCTGCGGTTGGCTGGCGACCAATTCCGACAGCCCCAGCCGCATCAATGATAAACGGCGAAGTATCTCCCGATTCATCTTCAACCACAAAGGAGTTGCCAGTGCCTTGGTTGGTAACTTGTAGTGCTGTTGCGGCAGATGCCCCTTCTTGACGCACCCAAAGCACAGGATTGCCGCCAGACCCAGATGTGTCTCTAAAATAGGAACGGCCCAGCACCTCCATTTTACTTGCGGTGGTTGAAACGCCAATCCCGACCCTGCCAGCCGCATCAATCACAAAGGGGCTGGTGTCTGGATTGGTGTCATCCTCTACGACAAAGGAGTTTCCAGTGCCTGTGTTGGTGATGCGGACGGCATCGGTTGAGCCGCTTGTGACAACATTAAACTTTGTGCTAGGCGTGTTAGTGCCAATCCCGACATTGCCGATGGCATCAATGACAAAAGGGGTAGAATCGGGGTTTTCGTCCTCCACCCTAAAACATTCTCCAGCACCTGTATGAGTGATGCGGAAACCAGTTCCAGCGGAGTTGATGTTGTAAACCTGTGTCCCTGTCAGCGTGTTGTTGGCTGTCAGGCCAGCATAGGCGGCGTTGCCAGCGGAGGCTGTTAGAAGGGGGTTCGTTCCAGTAGGATTAGAGGAGGAAGTAATAGCCGCCAACTGTTCAGTCGTAATTTCTTCCCCAACGTTAACTACGCCAACTTCAGGCTTTGTTGAGATGTTAATGCTCATTAGGCGAATGCCTCCATGATGTGAACGTTAGCAAGCGTGTTCGCAAGAATTGGGCCGTTGTAGTTGTCGAACGACACGCTTTGGAAGGGGTAGAGAATCAATGATGTTTCTCCGCCTTGAACACCGTCTGGAGTAAGCGAGATGGTCACATTTGTCGTTCCTTGGTTCTGGATAAACAAGTAAACTCTGCGAAGTGGAACTGGAACTGTGTCGGAGTAATCAGTTGCCGCCGCAGGGTTGTCAGAAGTTCTTTCGTTTGTGCCAGTATCCTTGCAGTAGAACTGCTTGATAAATGGGCCTGAAAAGTGGATGTGTTTGCTCATTTTAGTAAGTTCGAATCATGTTCATGCGTGTGACTTGCCCCTGCTGTCTTGTGGCTTTGTCGTATTCCTGCTCACGTGCGGCTTCATACTTTTGCTCGATAGCGGCGGCTTCCTGAATCATACCTTCTGACAGGAACCAGTTCGCTGTCGAACCCCAAGCGAGAGGGGTGCCAAAGTTGTACGGAATATCTATCTTACGCCATTTTGAAGGTGCCGAGGCTGGAGAATCTCCAGAAATTGTGCTCTGGACAATGCATTCGTAGAAATTTCCGCTGTGTGGCTTTCCAGCAACGGGCATGTATGTTCCAGTGCCTGAGCCAGAGTCAAAATAAACCTGAGAACTTTGAAAATAAACCGTGCTTGCGTTGAAAAGGTCTCCCTTGAGTTCTGGGCAAGCCTTTCTGTAGTGGAACCAGCCGTCCGCGAGTTGGTTCGCTATGACAACCTTCTGAACGGTTCCGTCTTGCCAAATCTTGTAGTCAAGTTCCGAAAGCCGCGATGTTGTGAGTGGGTTTTTTGAAAAAACACCCAAAATCTCGTCCGCCTCGACTGGCGGGACGAAAAATGCCACCCCGTTTTCCGTGGTGACGTTGAAATTAGTGAGGACAGTCGCCTCAGTCCAAGGAAACGACTCCCAGATTTCCCTAAGCCTGTAAGAGATAAAGTCCCTGAACTGGGAAAACGTCTCAGTGTTGATATTCTGCCTGTCGTTGCCGCTGAATTGCAGGGCGTTGAAGAATATCTGGCTGAAATCTATCGTCCTCATGTGATAAATCCGTCCGCCGTGAACACGGCCCCACGGACAAGGGTTTTCTTTGCGTAGTTTCTGACCGCGACCTCTGGGTTATCTCTTAGGAATTCCTTCAGAAACTGGTCGTCCTGCCAGCAATCATAACCAAGGCGTTTGCCCCAGTAGTGGTAAGCAGAGGGCGGAATGCGAGCAACCATTTGTCCAACACCGTCAATATTACTAGCCTCATGGCTGTGTCCATATATTGCATTTTGCTTCGCTTCCGCCCTCGCAAGAACCTCTTCTCGTCTCCAGCCGTTGATTAGAACCCTCTCAACTTCCCGTAGGAGGTTGGGAGGGACTACTTCATGCAGACTTTCGACGAATCCCGACATCGGTTAGGCTGTCAGGTCGAAGACGCCGAAGGAGAGGGGGTTGTGGACCACGAGGCCAGCAACCGCTTCCACCAGACGGGCTTCACCGCCACCGTTGTTGGTGAGAGGACGAACGCCAGCGACGTTGCCGCCGTAACGAATCTCAACCATGTCGAACGGAATGACGTAACCAACGTTGTCGTTGGCTTGCTTGGTGCTGTCATTCCACTTCAGCCAGTGCGAAGGGTGAAGGCGGAGTTTGCCGAAGTCGCCCACAAACACGTCAACTGACGAGATGTATGAGGATTCCTTAGACTCGCGATTCAGGGTGCGGATGGCGACCTGAGTGTTGGGCGAACCAGACGAAGGAGTGTTGAACACCAGATTGGTGAACGCTCTCTTGAGGTTAGGGCCAACAAGGGCGTCCATGTCTCTGAACGTGCCAGTTTCCTTGTACATGCTTGTCAGCACGTTCTGAATCTGGGCTTCGCTAAGTGCCGAAACCGAGCCTGTGGCATGCGAGGAATCTGGAGTGCGGAACTCGGATGGAATGGTTTCAAGGCCGTCGTGCTTAGTAGCATCGGGGGTAGGAACACCGTTGGTGACGGTTTCGACGGTGGCGGTGCGTTTGAGGAGCCACTTGTGGAGGCCACGGGTTTGATAACCCTGACCAGAGCCAGTACCACGGTCAGGCGAGCAACCCTGAGTACCAGTGAAGGTAACTTCTTGGTCACGCTTGATGAGTTTGATGGCCTTGGCGACGTTGTTCGCGAGTTCGCTGTTCACGCCAGCGACGTTGTTGATGTCCTCGGTCAGAGGTGAGACGCGGACGGAACGGCGGAAAATCTGGACGTACGCCGCGAGTTCCTTGCGGTACTGGACGGTCTCGCCGCCAACAGTGTCTCTGACGTAGTTCTCGATTTCTGCACCGTTAGGGTCAACGTCAGTGCCGTCAATGACGGTCTGGACGCGGGGCGATGGGAGGCGGTCAACCTGCCAGCGGAAGTAGGTGTTCTGAGGTTTGGAACCCTTCTTCGCCATAGAGGTGAATGGGGTGTCCTTGGCGTCCACGAGGGAAATAAGGTCTGCGAGTTCTTCCCGCTGGCCCATCTTGTCGCCTGTCTTGAATTGTCTTTCGGTTAATTTAGCCATGATGATAATGGTTTAGATGAATCTTGAAGCGATGATGTTCGCCAGTTCGTCTCCGTCAGAAGGATTCGATAGTCTGACAGGCTTTCGACCTGCGGCCCCAGTGTATGCTGAGCCTGACTTTGGTTGAGATGGTGGTCTTTGCTGGCTTCCTCCCCTTGATTGCTCACGTGCCTTGACGCCACGGATGTAATCTCCGAGAACCATCTTGTAGTCTGGGAACCTTGTGATTTCTGGGAAGTGCTGGAGAAACGCCTCTGCGATTTGTCGCTCAGCGGAACTTCTGTCCTTCCACCAAGGGTATTCCTTGCTGACCTCCTTCTCGACGTTTGCCTCGTACTGAATGTACTGCATCTGCCGTGGAAGGTGCTCTTCAAGTGCGTCCAGTGCGTTCACCTTGATGTTTCTGACATCTTCGGATGAATACTCCGTCTCATTGCCCTTGGCATCCCTGACTACTCCGCCCTCTGGGTTCATCTCGCACCAACGACGAATCTGTTTTGCCTTCTCGACTTCCGCCTGAATTTGCTCAACAGTTTTCAACTTGTTGTAAGGGTTCTTTTTGTTTGGCTGAATCTGGACTGGCTTTTCAGCCTCTTGTCTCAGTCGTTCAACTTCCGCTTCAAGTTCCCTAGCACGTTGCTCCGCCTCTCGCCGTTTTGCGGCAAGTTTGTCTATGCGTTTCTTAACCCCTCTGGGCAGACCTCTATCGTATTCGTCAGAGTTTTCCTCATCCGAATCGATAACCGTATCTTCTTCTGACTGTGATAGAACTTCGTTGTCTTCTACGCCTTCGCTTTCAACTTCTGGCGTTTCCTCCGTGTTCTCGGCCTCGGAAGTGGCCTCTTGCTCTGTATCGTTGAGAAGTGACGCTTTGATTACATCGGTTAGGTCCGATTCGGTGAATTCCCTTGCGGTGTTCACGTTGTTCTCCGAATGGTTTTGTGTCGATTCGGGTTCGACGGATTCATTTGTTTCCATTAGTTTTAAGGTCTAAGAACCTGTTGTTTTTTCAGAGTTTTGTTATGGACTCAGAACCATGTGTGAAAAAAGTGGGTAATTTTTGAGAAGCAACATGCTTTTAGCAAAGGTGCTATTTAAACACTAAGCATCATCTCTGATACCTCTTTGTAAAAGTGCCTCGCTTCTGACGCTAAGAATAACTTCCTTGAACGCCGAAAGTGCATCTGCCCTGCCGCATTGCCAATGACGCTTTTCAGAAGATTCCAATGGCCCAATCGCAATTGCAGTTTCTGCTTTAATGCTCTCATCAAGCAAAGCCATGATTGCTGAATATGTCTCATTATTCTTTGAGACAGACATGCCAATAGCCATTAATTCTGGTATTTTACTCATTGAGCCTGTTGTGCTTGTGCTTCTTCAGCCTGTTGGATTGCACCCTGAACCTGCCCAGCGGCCTTTTCACCAATAGGAGTAACGCCAGTTCTGCCAATTTGCTTGTTCTGTTGTTGCATAACGGACATCTGGAGATTCTTGACATAGTTATCAAGAAGTGCCCTGAAGTGAGGGTCGCCCTGCATATACTGCTGAGCCTTGGGGTTCTTACCCATAATATCCTGAAGGTACTGCAACTTGGACTCAGCGGTTGGGTCGTTTTCAACGTACTGAGCCTCGTTGCCAAGCATCATCATGCCCAAATCGGTCTGGACGTTCTTGTAGAGCATCTGCGATGCTGTTCCAGTGTTGATGATAAGGTCTTTGGCTTTATCTGGGTCGATTGCCTCGACAGCCGCCTTGACAAGTTTCGTGCGGTCAATGACTCCAGCGTTATCAAGCGGAAGAACAAATTGCGTGATTGCCTTCAACTTCTCGATAACGAAAGCAGTGTCCAGTTCCCTGACGTCGTATTTGACCTGAAAATCATACATGTTTGAAACGTTGCTAAGATTTTGAGGAATCGACTTTCCTGTGATTCCCTCAATTTCTTCTGGCGACATGTATTGAAGCATCATGCTGAACGCCATTGCAAAAGCCTCGCTCCACACGTCCAGCCAGTTGTTGACTAGGAATTGCTGTGCTGTCTGCGTCTTTGGAAGAGGAATGTTTGGATGGTATTGTCCGAAATAAGATGCGTGGTTCTGCTCAACTGTCTGAATGAGCATAAATGCACCGTTGGGGTCTCCGCGAGGAGGGTCCATGAAACGCATCTCATCAACAGTCGTAACTGGGACGTGAACCCCAGGTGCAATCTTATTGATACCCATGTTCCTCTTACGCATCAGAACTGGAGGCATTGTGGTTAGTGCGGTTCGGTCACGGAATGCGTCATGCTGGGCTTTGATTTCCTCTTGGTCGGTCATGGCAACCTGCGGAATGCCCCTAGATTCGTAGATGGCCCTGCGGATACGCTCGCGTGAGTAAATGACGAAGGGATACCTATTGTGTGCGTATCCAGTCAGTTCATGACGTGCAAAAACATCGTCACCCGCGTTCGGGCAGAATATCGTCTGGTAGATTCCAACTGCACCGTCTTCATCAACAGCCCTGTTGTATGCGTAAACAATCTCAATTAGATTTTCGCTTCTCTCGACATAGTTGCCCATTAGGTCGGCAACTGGATTTAGGTTAGGGTCGTAAAGATTGTGCTGGGAGCCAGCCGTCTTCACGGCGGCTTCAACAAACTCCTTGCTCCAGTCTTCCTGTGCCGCTTTAGCACGGAGTTCAACTTCGCTCATGAATAGGCGTCTGAAAATTACACGTGCGTTTTGAATGTCGATTGTTTCTGGAGGGAACGCTATTTCATCGTATGGCTTAAGTGCCACAAATTTTGGGTAATTCTTGCTGATGTAAGGTTCTGGGATAAACGCCTCGCCATTTTCCCTAAGCGATTTCAGAGCCTTCTTGATTCTCTTTGGCTTCAGGTTCGGCATGTACATCCCAATCATTGATGCCGCAAAATCCTCCATCTCTGGATTCATTATTGCGGCTGGCAATTCCACTATCGGATTTTTTGGGTCTTGCTGTGTGATTTGCTGAACAATTGACACAATCTCATCCATCCGAATGCGTTGAAGCCTGACAGCCTGTTCCTGCTCCCAGATGATGTTGATGCTGGCCCAACCGTACGTGTGCGTGTACTGTGCGAGCAATTCGGCTTCCCTTCTTATGTCTGGCCTGAACCGTTGAAGCAACCACCCCATCAGGATATTGGACGTTGAGGCAACCTCGTAATCGTTGAACTCCGTTCCGTTTACGTTAACCTTGCACCTGTCGAACGTAGTCATTAACATCGACACAATGTCGTTGATTGTCCTGTCAATCAGTCTGCAACGAACGTCTGAAGCACCCTCAAACGGAAACGCTGGGTCTCCCTCTGGCCTGAATTCTGAATGCTTCTTGCCGTCCTGAGTCTGCCCTTCCCACCTTGCGTAACGGATATCGTCTACACGCTCGATGCTTCCAGCAAAGTCGCCATCCTCGATTGAGCGTCTGTATTCATTGCTTAGGTAAGGAATGTTTGGCTTGTCAGCCGCGAACACAAGTTCGTCCTTGTTTACGTTATATTTCATTTATTTTTAAGTTCGTTTTCGACTGCCTTGATTATGTCAGTCTTGTTGTACCTGTTGTGTCCGCCTTTTGTCTTGAACGAGCGAACCTCGTTCCTTGAAATCATGTTCTCAAGGGCTTTTCTTCCCTTTCCAGTGAAAGCCATCGCTTGACGGCGTGACAAGAGGGCTGGGAAGAATTCTTTCATTTTAGTAAGAGCCGCCGCCTATTGACCTCATCGCCGCACCACCCGTGTAAACAGGCTCCATAACCATGAGATAGCGGAGGCAATCCACGGGGTCTTTTGTAGCACCTTTTTCGCCATCGAGTCCTGTCCATTCTGACAGGCAGTAAATGAGATTTTGGCATTCTTCCGATATGAAGAGATGCGGTGCCTTGTGTTTTGATTCCGTGGTTTCTTGCTCATGTGAAAATCCGTCGTTTATAAGTGCTACGCCTTGGTCTATTTTTACTCCAGCGGCAGGTGTGAATGACATCGGCCTATCTCCAGAGTCAAGCATTTCTATCAACGTGACTCCACCATCGTCAAGCACAGATTTGGTACCTCCAGCCCTAGGGTCGATGTATCTTTCCCATATATTTTCACCTTCTTCCAAAGAAAGTATCAAGTTTTTGTACTCGTTCAAAGACCTTCCAGCACCATTTCTTTGTGCTGTTCCCATTTTTCCATCGGGGTCTTGTGATGGAATAGCCCATTCGCCTTCAGACTCATCGGGCCATTCTCTGTAAACATAAATTTTGCCA